ACAACAGTAGTATACACATGCCAACAATATTTGAAGAACAGATCAGCCGGAAACCCAACCAATACCCTTGGACAGAAGAATTCATTGAATCAATGCACAACGGATTTTGGACGGATAAAGAATTTAGTTTTAAGTCGGATGTCCATCAATTTAAAACAGTACTAACAGATCAAGAAAGGGAAATCATTGTTCGTACCCTTTCAGCAATTGGACAAATTGAAGTAGCAGTGAAAAGCTTTTGGGCTAAGCTTGGTGAGAACCTTCCCCACCCCGCACTGCAAGACCTTGGCTATGTTATGGCCAATACAGAAGTGATTCACAACAACGCGTATGAGCGCCTTCTCAAGGTTCTTGATATGGAGGACATCTTTGAAGAGAATTTAAAACTTGATTGGATTCAAGGTCGGGTTAAGTATCTTCGCAAATACACTCACCGCTTTTACAAGGATAGCAAAAAACAGTATCTTTATGCCATTACCTTGTTTACTTTGCTGGTTGAAAACGTTTCGTTGTTTAGTCAATTCTATGTTATTAACTGGTTTGCCAGATACAAGAATGTGCTAAAGGATACTGATCAGCAGGTTAAGTATACTCGTCAAGAAGAGAACATTCACGCCATGGTTGGTATGAAAATTATCAACACTATTCGTCAAGAACTTCCTGAGCTGTTTGATGATGAGCTTGAAGCGAGAATTGTTGGTGCAGCTGCTGACGCGTTTAAAGCCGAAGCTAAGATTGTTGACTGGATGATTAATGGTATTCAAGAGCCTGGTTTAAATGCCGATATTCTTAAAGAGTTTATCAAGAATAGAATTAACAGCAGTATGGACATGATAGGTTTTACAAAGCCTTTTGAAATTGATCAAGATTTGATTGCTGAAACCATGTGGTTTGAAGAAGAGCTACACGGAAACAACATGACTGACTTTTTTCACTCTCGTCCAGTGGAATATTCAAAGAAGAGTCAGTCGTTTGATGAAGACGACCTCTTTTAATAAGAGTGATATATAATTTAAATACATAATGGAAAAGTACTATTGGCTAAATAAAGACTCTCGTAAGTTCCTCGAAAGAGGGTATTTACTGGAAGGAGAAACACCAGAGCAACGTTGTAAAGACATTGCGGCTCATGCTGAAAAGATACTTGGCATAAAGGGATTTGCTGAAAAGTTTGAAGGTTATCTTGGCGATGGATTTTACTCGCTGAGTAGTCCAATCTGGAGTAACTTTGGACGAGAACGCGGCCTGCCAATCAGTTGTTTCGGATCCTTTATTGACGACACGCTTGAAGAGATTGCTGGTGCCAAGCTTGCCGAAGTGTCCATGATGACCAAGTTTGGTGGAGGAACCTCTGCTTACTTTGGTGCTCTTCGTGGTCGTGGTGCTCCTATTAGTACAGGTGGAACGAGTACTGGTGCCGTTCACTTTATGGAACTTTACGACAAGCTTATGAGCGTGGTATCTCAAGGTAATGTTCGTCGTGGTTCTTTTGCAGCTTATCTGCCCGTTGATCATACAGACATTGAAGAGTTTCTGAAGATTCGTGGTGAAGGCCATGAGATTCAAGAGATGAGTATTGGTGTTACCATCTCAGATGAGTGGATGAAATCAATGCTTGAAGGTGATAAAGAAAAGCGTCGTATCTGGGGGTTGGTTATTAAGAAAAGATTTGAGAGTGGGTATCCTTACTTGATGTTCTCTGACAACGCCAATAACGCAGCACCTCAAGTATACAAAGACAAAGGTAAAACCATTCATGCCAGTAACCTTTGCAATGAGATTATGCTCAGCTCAGATGTAAATGAAAGCTTTGTGTGCAACCTTTCTTCTCTTAACCTTGAGCGTTGGGACGAGATTCAAGTAACAGACGCGGTTGAAACACTAACGTATTTTCTTGATGCTGTTATGACTGAGTTCATAAACAAAACAGAAGGTATCGCTCATATGGATGCACCACGTAATTTTGCCATTGCTCAACGGGCTTTGGGTATTGGAGTTCTGGGTTGGCATTCTTATTTGCAAAAGAAGATGATTCCCTTTGAAGGCCTGCAGGCTCAAATGCATAACAATCAAATCTGGAGTACCATTCGTATTAGAACAGATGATGCTTCTGAAGAACTTGCTGAGAAGTATGGCGAACCTTCTTTACTTGAAGGGTATGGTCGGCGGAATGTTACCACCCTTGCTATTGCGCCAACAACTTCAAGTTCGTTTATCCTTGGTCAAACTTCTCCAAGTATTGAGCCGCTCAATTCAAACTATTTTACAAAGGACCTTGCAAAAGGTAAGTTCACCTTCAAGAATCCTTATCTTAAATCTCTGCTTCGTGAAAAGGGTTTAGATACTCAAGAAGTATGGCATGAAATTCTAACTCATGGCGGGAGTGTTCAACACCTCGCTGAGTTAAACGAAGAAGAACGGGATGTATTTAAAACCTTTGGTGAGATATCCCAAAAGGAAATTGTTATTCAAGCGGCACAACGACAGAAGTTTGTTGATCAAGGCCAAAGCCTGAACTTGATGATCCCGCCAAAGGCTAAACCAAAAGAAGTAAATGAACTGCTGATCTATGCATGGGAAAGTGGAATTAAAGGGATGTATTACCAAAGGAGTGGTAACCCTGCACAAGAACTTGCTAGATCATTAAACACGTGTAAGTCGTGTGAAGGATAAATATGATTGCCGAACATCGCTGCCCCAGCTGCCACATGTCTTATGAAATTATGTGGGAAGATAATGAAGAAGCCTTTTACTCTTCAGTAGAAGACACTGATACAGATTACGACGATTACGACAAAGAGTCTTATCCCCAATACTGCCCGTTTTGTGGTGCTCACAATTCTTACGACGGCGCTCTTTAATTTCCGTATAGATACTTTATGTGGATCTATCAAGGGGAAGAATTTACGTCAGAGATGATTGGCGATTATGTCGGCTTCGTATACTGCCTTACTGATACCGAAAACGAAAAGAAATATATCGGTAAGAAAAAGTTTACCCGTAAGATAACTCGACCTCCGTTAAAAGGTAAGAAGAGAAAGCGTCGGTCAGTTGCTGAAAGTGATTGGCAAACCTATTACGGTTCTAGTCCTGAAACCAAAGCTCTTGTTGAAGAATTTGGTGGGGAAAGATTTAAAAGAGAGATACTTCACCTGTGTACTTCACTTGGGTCTATGTCGTACATGGAATTAAAAGAGCAGGTTGATCGCGAAGTACTTTTAAACGATGAATACTATAACGGAATTATCCAAGCTAGGATTCACCACAGTCACGTTAAAAACCTTAAAAAATGATTTACATTATTTCTTTTTTATGGTATAATAGTAGTCTAAACTAAAATCAATATACCAAAATGATTATCGTAGACTTCTCTGGAATATCAATCTCTACTGTGTTTTCACAGCCTAAATCAAATATAGACGAACATTTATTGCGTCATATGATTCTCAATTCGTTGAGAATGTACAATCTTAAATACCGTGATGAGTATGGTAAACTGATTGTTGCATGTGATGCTGGTAGCTGGCGTAAAGGTACCTTCCCCGAATACAAAGCGGCTCGTAAAAAGAATCGCGAAAGCTCTGATATGGATTGGAAATCTATCTTCGAGAGTATTAATAAAGTAAGGGATGAGATCGACGAGTTCTTGCCGTATCCTGTGGTTCAAGTAAGTAACGCTGAAGCTGACGACGTTATTGCAACCCTTGTGGAAACAACTCAAGAGTTTGGCAACCACGAAAAGGTTATGATTGTTAGTGCTGATAAGGACTTTATTCAGTTACAAAAATATGACAATGTTCAGCAGTTCAGTCCTCTTACCAAAAAGGTTGTAAAGGATACTAACCCGCGCAAGTATCTGTTCGAGCACGTGGTTCGTGGCGACAGTGGTGACGGGGTTCCTAACGTTCTTTCACCCGATAACGTATTTGTTTCTGAATCGCGTCAAACTCCTCTCCGTGCTAAAAAGATTGAAGAATGGTATAACGCTTCCAGTAAAGGGGACATGCAAGAGATTCTCGATGAAGAAACGTATCGTAATTACGTTCGCAACAAAAGCATGATTGACCTTTCTCAAATCCCTCAAGAGATTGCGTCAAACATTGTTGACGAGTATAATAAAAAGCAAGTCAAGCCAAATGGTAAAGTTCTTAACTATCTTATTACTCGCCGCTGCAGCCAACTTGTTGCTTGTGCAGAAGAGTTCTTTATCAAGTGAGATATATAACTATAGACAACAACACAATGTCACTATGAATAAAAAGACAGCAAAGAATAACAGAACAAAGCTTCCTCATGAATTATTTGAAGCGTGCGAAGAAGCTGAAAGCGTTGCAGATCGAGTAAAGCTTTTACAAGATCACGGAACCTTTGGAATTAAAACATTACTTCAAGCTAACTATAAAGAAGAAGTTGAGTTTGATCTTCCATCTGGAACTCCTCCTTATAGAGAAAATGCAGGAGTACCTGGGCAGCAACAACGCCATTTTGAAAAACACGTTCGTCAACTAAGACATCTTGTTAAGCAATCGCCTTTACCCGCATTTAAAAAAGAACTTACTTATATTAAGCTTCTTGAAAACTTAGCTGCTGAAGACGCTAAGATTGTAATTGCTGTAAAAGACAAGAGCCTTAAAAGTCTTTACAAGACCCTTACTGAAGCTACTGTTCGTAAAGCCTTTCCAACACTACTCGGTGATAAGTAGAATGACCTACGATTATTGTTGCGAAACTTGTGGGGAAACGTGGGAAGAAAACCATCCCATGTCCAAAAGAGATGATCCTGTTGGTGATCCTTGTCCGCACTGTGAAACCGGAAAGAAAAAACGCGGTGTGACTGCACCCGGCTTTTCATTTGATACCAAACAAACAACGATTCAAAAGGTGGGTGGTGACTGGAACTGTTTACTTAAAAAGATCCACAAGAACTCAGGTAAGAAATCTAAAATTCACCACGAGTAAGCCATTATATGAAGTTGGATAAAGCACATCGTAGGTATCCAGTTCACGACTGGATTAACGTGAAAAACAGCTACTGGTACCCAGGTGATGATTACGCTGAATGGGAAAGGTGCCCAAGCTGCAACCTTATTCCTAAGCTTAGAATCACTGATGACATGCAGAGAACTGCGTGCGGGTGCTGGCGATCCGACGGTGATAGGTGGCAAGTATCTACTGAATCAAGAAGCTCTTATGTTACAAGAAAAGGATCTGACAAAGGGTATAACTATAATGCTTTAAAGGAAAACTGGAACACTTATTGCCAAACAGGTAAACTAAAATTTAAACTAGGAACACGATTTAGATTCGGATTCATCTGGGAACCCTTATTGGGAATCGTTAGAAAACAAGGATAATTTAAATATGCAAAACGAAGATAACAAATCAACTGAGGCTATGGGATTGGAAGATATCTTTAGCGGAGGAAAGCAAAATAACTTTTCCGGCGAATACGGATCCCTTATGGATTTCTATTTGTTGGGTTCTATTGGCGAAGCTTCCGAATACATTGAATGGTTTCACAAGATTCGCAACGCAAGACCAACCGATATAATTAACATTCATATTAACTGCCCTGGCGGTAACCTATTTACAACTGTCCAATTTCTTCAAGTACTTAGCGAGTGTAATGCACATATTAATATGAATGTTACTGGAGCTTGTATGAGTGCTGCAACTTTAATCTTTCTTCAAGGTGATGACTTTGTAATCAACGAACACAGCGCCTTTCTCTTTCATAACTACAGCGGCGGGATGATTGGTAAAGGTGGAGAGATGTATTCAAATGTGATACACGATCGTAAGTGGTCTGAAAAGCTTTTCCGTTCTCAATACGAAGACTTCCTTACAGCAGAAGAGATTAGCAACCTTGTTGATGATAAAGATATTTGGATGGATGCCAGCACTGTGGTTGAACGACTCCAAGCGAGGGGCGACGCTCGCGATGAAGAACTTGAAGTTGAAAAGGATGGTGTAAAAGAAACCCCTCCTAAGAAGAAGACTACCAAGAAGAAGACTACAAAGAAAACCAAATAAATTATGACACCCGCAGACTTAAACTATAGATTCAAGTATCGCCTTGCGCTTACCATTATGCTCGAAACCGGTGAAGAAATCTCCGAACAAAACGAGCCATGGGTTTTGCCAATTGAATCTGAATATAAAAGAATTCAAGCTAAAGAGTCCAAGTTATCTTCACGAAACAGAAAAGATTTATCGGCGGCATACGAAGCTTTACTTGATATTAAAAAGAAAGAAGCTGCAGCTGCTGAAAAGAAAGAAGAAGAAGCAACTGCTTAAATACTATGAAAAAGAAAAAAACCGACATGAAGTTTGTATCCGTTTTACTGATGATGGTTACTATATTGATTATGATGATGTATACAATTATGTATGTTGATACTCAAGCTCGACGAATTGATACCTTGGAAGTTGAGAACATTCGACATAATGATCGTTGGGGTATCTTATCGCCGTCTATTAAGAAAAAGGAAAAACAGAACGATCTGATCTATCGACTTTAATGAAATTATACCCAGGGTTCGATTTAACCGAGGCTGTGAAAGCTTTGGAATACGCTATTCGTCTTATGAGAAAAGACATTGCAATTGACCCTGAAGTAACCGAAGAAAAACTGGAGCAATTGAATACCCTTTCCAAAATGCGTGAAGCGTTTAAGAAGAAAAGGAAATCGTAATACTTTAAGTGTAGTATATCGCAGGGTCTGCGGCCAATCTTAAAATAGAAAGAGAAAGCTTATGGAAACTGCATATTTAGTAAATAGCATCTTGGTGACTGTATTCAGCTTGGGGTTCTTGTCATACATCGTATGGTTGGGGTTCAAGGTTGTAGGATTATCGGGAGAGCTTAGACAACTAGAGTATGACATTCACACACGTGTCGACTCAACTGAAAAAGACCTCGCCTCTGGAAACGACGAAGTTTGGAGAAACTTCGACAAAGTTGATTCTAGATTCGATCAAAGAATAACTGATGAAGGTAAATCATATTGGGACGAATTCGAAGTTATTCATCGCCGCTCCGATGAAATCGAAAGAGTCCTTTACAACATAAACAAAGACTAACAAACACGTCTCATTCCCTGTTGATATACTATACTTTTATTATGAACCAATTTAAAAGACATCTTACCTCACCCAGCACCTATGCTAAGATTTACATCAGCGGTCCGATTGATGTGATCAAACAAACGTGCAGACATTGGTGTAAAAAGAATCCCAGTTGCGTAAACGTTTCCGAAACGTCTTTCATATACTGCGGTGGCGAGGAAACCGGAGCCATTGTCGAGTTTCTTAATTATCCTAAATTCCCTCTTGATGATAAAGAGATTTTTGACAAGGCTAAAGAGCTGGGGTTTGAACTAAAGGAATCCACCGCTCAAGATAGCTTTCTGATAGCCACACCTGAATCAACTCATTGGTGGAGCGATAGAGAGCAGAAATGGACCTCCTCTGAATTGGTCAATTCGGCGCTGTAGCGGTTTGTATCAAATCTGGCATTTTTGTACCATTTTCGGTAAAAATGTGAAAAAAGGTGAAAAAAACGTGGTTTTTTAGCATTTTACTATTTACATTTTTGCGGAAATGTGGTAGAATATATTCAATGAGTAATACTACTACCACAACCACCGCTAATGAGAGATTCCTTCAGAACCAAGTTCGCTGGGTCCTTCCTGAAATCAAGGACGTCCTTCAAATGGCCGATCTGATGGATACCGCCGAGGACAAGGCGGAGTTTCTTCAGGACTCTATGAATGCTGTTCACAAGCGCCTTCTCAAGGTTCTTGAAGCTACCGGAACCAAGCCTTCCATGTTCAGCTAACTCCTCCACCATTTTAAATTTAACCCTCTCTACTATATTATGAAATTCAGAAAAATCGGATCCAATATGCAGGAGCTTACAGTCCAACCAACCGATGGAAGCATTCACGGCCTGTGTATTTTATTCAGCTATGAAACACCTGTTGCAGGATGGGATAAACACGGTGCATTCAAAACCGAACAAAAGTTCAGTGCAACAACCACCCGTCATATCAATAAGTATCTCGAACTTGCCGCTGATGGTGCCAGAACAGTAACACAAGAGTGGATTACTGAACAAATTGCTAAAGCTAAATTTTCTTAAATTATGAATAGAGTAAAAATGACACCACTAATCTTAAAGCGTGACCTCTTAGGAGTGAGCGATATCGAGACCGCCGTTTCCATTCTTCGTAACTGCGAATGGTCTTTGGTCTGGGAGATGCGAGACACCCTTCTCAAAGCAAGGAGCTTTACCGAGCTCGGATCAAAGAACGATCATCTCCTTACCTTTTGCACCATGCTTCTTGAATGGGTAGACAACTACCATGGCAGGAATTGGAAAAGGGAAAAGGAAAACTGCACAATCAACGAATTGATTGAACCCTACAAAAAACTTGAAAAGCTGAGCAGACATGGATGAATCTAACCCAATGATATGGCTTTACTTGGTTTTTTGGATGCTGATAGTTCTTTTTATAAAGATTAAATTCTAATAACCATTACACTTATTATATTATGACAATCACAAAAACCGATCCCGTTACTGGAAAGAAAAACACTCTTGACATTCCAGTCACAGAGACACAGATACAATCTTGGCGCTTAGGAGCTCTTATTCAAGATGCTATGCCTGAGCTATCAGCAGACCAACGTGAGTTTATCATGAGCGGTATAATGCCCGACTCTTGGGAAAGGATTTTTGGAAAGAATTAACACTTATGACTTACTTACATTTAGCTCTTTATTGGATTCTCGGCGCATCAATTTTAATTCTTATTGCTGGTGCAGCTAATTATATTCTCACCCACACCTACTGATGAAACTAAAATTTAATGATCTTTTTGACTTTGGCCCTGTGATTATTTTAGCGGCTTCTCTTTGGATATTTTGTTTGGGTAAAGTATCTGAAGCAATCTTTTTTGCGATTCTAGCAAACTCAATCAGAAACATCTCAAATGACTAATACGATTACCATTACATCAAAAGATGGAAAGGTATGGAACATTCACAGGTCTGCTGTAGAGCGTCTTTCCGCTAAGTCTGAGGCTGAGCTTGAAGCTTTCTTCAAGAGGTTCTTCGCTTGGTTTGATCAATGGGAAGAAGATGTTCTTCAGTCTCTGGTGAGAATGGAACGAAACGGCCTTGCTATTGACAGACGTATTGATCTTTCTTACAACCGATAAATACATCTGAAAATGGAACCTTCTCCGCTAGCTCCTCTTCTCTTTATTGGTATTAAGAATGATCTTGATCAACTTTTAGAAAGTATAAAAGGCAATCCTGACCTTGATATATACCAGCAAAGAACAATCCTTCGTAATGGGATCATGACCATTTCAGAGAGAATGGAAAAGGCGATTGACTTATTAGACTCAGATAATTAAATGAACATCAAATACTTGATACAATACATGCACCCCTTCCATCACAAGTGGATAACAGAAGAAAAATGCGACTCATTAGAAGAAGCACAGGAAACAGTAAAAGAAAAAAAGAAAGAAGTTACCCGAATATTAAAGGGTCGACGAACTACACTGACTTGGCGAATCCAGCCTTTAGATTAATATGAAGAAAAAAGTAATAGTAATAATACTAATTATCCTAGCTGCAGCATTAACTGCCCAAGCCGACTCAAAGCCTTTAGGGTTTTTAAATAAAATAGGTCAGGGTATTTCATCATCTAAGATATCGCTTATTGCCAAAAAGGATGTTGGCACTTATTACAAAAAAGGCGTTAGTCTGCAATGTGCTAATTACGTTGGTCATGTTGTTGAACGCGCTGGAGGATCACCCCCTCAGGGTAAAGCGTCTGCAAGGTCTTGGCTTAAATGGGGTAAAAGGGTATCCTTCTCCGGCTTAAAGCCTGGTGATATTATTGTTACTTCGCGAGGCCGGAGTTCCCGAAGCGGTCATATTCTAATTTACAAAGGAGATGGAAAAGCCATTCATCGTTCCACTCGATACAAGCCAATTGGTGAGATTTCTGTTGACTACTATAAGTCAAGAATTATTGGCATTCGGAGAGTTTCGTAATGGCTGACGTAAAGGTCTTTTATAACGAGGATTGCCAGCAATGCCCTCCTTACCTTGACAACATTAAAAGATCCTCGAAAAGGTTCAACCTCAGCTGGAAAATTTTATCACTTCAAGAGAACCCTTTGGATGTTGTGCAAAGCCTTCAGCACCTTAGAGAATCGGGTCATGTCATTTCGTCCCTTCCGTTTTTTGTCGTTTCGGATGGTGAACATGAATATAGCTACGAAGGAATACTTTCTTTAAAGGTCATAACCGACGTATTAGAAAAATTTAAATCATGAGATGTCATATACTAGGTGTTCCTCATACCGTTACCAATCACGAATATTTAGCGTGTGCTTATACGCAAAAGGTTTATAAGTTTGGTCAGATGATGAACGAGCATGCAACGCTTTTTCATTACGGTCATGCGGATTCGGATTTACCTTGCACAGAGCATGTAACGGTTACCACCAATGACGATTTAAAAAAGGCTTATGGGTCTTACGATTGGCGTAAAGAATTCTTTAAGTATGACTTACAGGATCACGCGTATCAAACCTTTTATAAGAATGCAATTAAAGAGATTAATGAACGGTTTCAGCCTGGTGATTTTATCTTACCGTTCTGGGGGCATGGCGTAAGAAAGGTATGCGACGAAGTTCATGACAATACCAATAACCTTCGAGCCATTGTGGTTGAGCCAGGGATTGGATACGCCAACGGCCATTGGGCTAGGTTTAAAGTTTGGGAGAGCTATGCTATGATGCACGCTTATGGAGGGATGAAGCAAGTTGCTGAATGTAATCCCGATTGGTATGAAGCCGTGATACCAAACTATTTCGATCCTACACAATTTGAATTTAAGGACACTCATGAGAAAGACGATTATTTTCTTTTCTTAGGGCGAGTGTTTGAAGGTAAAGGAGTACACGTTGCAATTGATGTAGCTCGCAAACTCGATATTAAACTAAAGATAGCAGGTCAAAAAGATCCTAACTTTAACATTCCTCCTCATCCTAATATTGAATACATCGGTCATGCTGATGTTGAAACCAGAAAGCATTTAATGAGTAATGCAAAAGGTGCCTTTCTTCCAAGCACTTATTACGAGCCTTTTGGCGGTGTACAAATTGAATGCTTGTTAAGTGGTACACCAACCATTACAACCGACTGGGGAGCGTTCACTGAAAACAATCTTCACGGTGTAACAGGATATCGCTGTAGAACCTTTCAAGACTTTATCAGTGCTACAAGGAAAGTGGCCGCTGGAAGTATTTCTTCTCGTGATTGCAGCAGGTGGGCAAACAACTTTACCTTAGATAATGTACGCCCTCGTTACTTAAAGTATTTTAACGATGTACAGGGGATATTTAAAGGAGAGGGTTGGTATACATACAACGATTCCAATGACTCACTAAACGCACTTAGTATGAATTACACTCGTGATCATTATTACGACTAAACAGTGAATTTTACTATTTACATTTGTCTTGAAATGTGATAGAATATTTTTATTATGGAATGCATTAATTGTTACAAACCAGTGGCTGCTGCTAGAATTGCAGCAGGATATAGTTATTGTATGGCTTGTGCTGAGCACGTGCCTCAAGTAAAAGGAGTTATGGTATGGGGCCATAAGACTGCAGGAGAGATGCAAGTAGTGTCTCCCGACCAGTTTAGTGAGCACCGCAAATACAGCCCTTATGGTAAGAACACTGGAATGGGTTCAGGCGTAAAGCGAGCTACGAATAGCGCAACAGCGTGATTAAGCTTCAAGCACATCTACAATATACCGAAGGATTTTACTCCGCACAATATCTTCTTCACCAAAGGTAAGATTGAAGATTCCTTTATCCACAGCGTCTTCTCTTTCAGCAAACTTGTTAAAGATGTCTGCATATCCACTTGCCTTTCCAATGTCTGCTTGCTTTAAATCTCCGCAAACAGCATAACGAGTATCCTTACCAAATCGTGTTAGGATGGTGACAAGCTCAGCATATGTAAGGTTCTGCGCTTCGTCAATAATCACAAAGGAATTGTTGAACGTCAAGCCCCGAACAAAGTTAACTGGTATAGCACTGAGTATGCCATCTTTCATCAGTTGATTGGCAACCCCTTGACCACTGATCTCTGCAACCTTTTCAATAAGCGGCATGGCATAAGGAAGGAACTTATCATCCACTTCGCCGGGGAGCGCACCAAGTGACCGACTCGCACTTTCAATTACACTTCGGATATAAACGATATTTGATATCTGATCTGCTTTTAATAACTCCAGCGCAGCAAGAACCGCAAGGTAAGATTTTGCACTACCAGCAGGTCCGTCAACAAATCCTATCTTTGTTCGGTTATCACAAAGTCCGTCTTTAAACGCAAGATGATTCTTTGAAAAATAGAAAGGCTTTCTAATAACAAAATTGGTCAACCAATTCTCTTGAAGAGTGTCCTCGATTCCAGCGTCTTTAAGTTCTTCAAGTTTAAGATTGCGTTCTGCCTTTTTACGAGCAGTTGGTTTGGTTGATTTTGTTCTTGACATGGTATTTAAATTATTTATAAAATAGGTTGATTGAGGGTCCTTTTACTATAAATAATAATATGCGATCAGTCACCACCTGCATCCTCTCTGTTCTGTTCACATTCATTTCATTTATTTCAGTTGTTATACCCTACAAGGATAAACCTAAACCTGTGGCAGAACCTTCTTTTGACCAAACAAAAACTTTAGTATTGGCAAGTACTGACCTGTTTGGTTTAATGGAAAACAATCCCTTTACAGCTGTGGGTTTATACACACTAACAGCAGATGGAAAATCCAATGCCGTTTTTATTCCCAGTTGGAATGACATAGAATATACGCTGGGTCTGACCGGTGACCAAAGAAGATACTATATCTTTAGCAAAGTAAAAGATGCTTTAAATCGCGACGGAATTTGGCAGTTGAGGATTGTTCCTCTCGCGAAAAGCACCAATGCTAAAGCTTAACTCTTTTCTTCTACAAGATTGCCAACCTTAATGGGTTTGACCTGTTCGGTTTGAACTTCTTATACGATTCGGTGGTAAAGCATATCCTTATCGTTGAACTCCCAGTCGCCGGCATTAAAGTAAGGCTTTTTGCTGAGCTTGGAATATTCGTCGGAAGAAATTTTATTTGTTTTGGCAAGCTGTGCCTTGGTCATTTCTTTAAGGTTGCCAGATTCTTTACCTAGAATATAAGAATGTAAATCTTGCATTGTAGCATGAAGACCGCTCAGTTTATTTTGGAACCACTCAGGATAACTACCGCCGTTAATAAGTATGTCTCGCATTTCAGTAGAAGCATGACAGATAAAGTTAAGCTGAGTCAGAGCCATCGCAAGTTCCTTTTCGTTTGGAAGGTTAAGAGGTTCATGCGCGCCTTCAGCCCAAGTCGACGTGCTTTCTTCTTCTTCCGTTACTGATTCTTGTGGCTTCAATACTTCATATGCTGCAGCAACAAGTGGATCTTTTTTGGTATAGTCCTGAGAATTTTTCATATAACTATTTATAACAAATCCCATTTTATTATTTACAAACTTTTTAAAAAATGGTATAATAGTTTTATCAATTTAAAAGATACTTTATTAGCATGACTCACGTACATCGAACAATACTTAAAAAGCCATACAAAGGCCATAGACATATGGCTCAACTGTGGTACAATTACGACAAAACGATATATCCTTACTTAACTAAAATTGATATGTATAGAATAGAAAATGGTATCATCGGCAAATGTGTTTCTACTGTATCAGAAGATGCAGTCGGCGAAGATAAGCTAACACTAGATGATAGGCTCACAGGTTTGTTAATACTTATTGACGACGGTGTGGTGGACAACATAATTGAAGGCCTTTACTAAATATGAAAGTTATTGCTATTGCAGGAAACGCAACATGCGGCAAGGATACCCTTTACCGTGTATTATACAGTGAGCTGGAATCGGTATCAAAGGTAAAAAGAATTGCCTTTGCTGATGCTCTTAAAGATGAAGTCAACGATTTTCTGATAAGGACTGTGGGTATCAGTGCTTGGACTACTGACCCTGATGAAAAGAAAGTTATTAGAAAGTTTTTACTTTTTTGGGGTACTGAGTTTAGACGTTGTCAGGATGATATGCATTGGGTAAAGTTGTCTGCAAGAAAGATGACGGATCCAGATACCACTTATATCATTACTGATTTGAGATACGAAAATGAATACAATTGGATTAGAGAAGTTGGCGGTAAGGTGATATTCCTTGATCGGTATATCAACAAAGAAGGAACCCTTGTAGCTCCAGCCAATCATTATGAAGCAGAGAATAACAAGTTCTTAAAGGCCAATGCTGACCTACATCTAGCATGGCCAACCTTTGATAAAGATGACGATGCATCCCGACGCGACTTTGTTAAACAGCATGCGTCTCAATACTTAACCTTTTAAACAAACCAACATGAAAACAAATCCAAAGCTCTGCTTTATTGATACTGAAACAACTGGTCTCTGCTCAAAGAATAATAACATCTTTCAGATTAGCGCCAAGATTACCAATCCCGACGCAAGTGAAATACTTGATCAAATTAATCTAAAGTTTGTTCCACACTCACTACAAAGCTGCGACCCTGGTGCACTAGAAAAGACGGGATATACGATTGAAGAACTTGGTTCGTTTTCTCTTTCTTCTTCTGATGCCTTTAAGCAGTTTACCGATTGGCTTGCAACTCACGTGAATCGTTTTGATAAAAAAGACAAGCTTCAATTCCTTGCCTACAACGCTCCGTTTGATGTTGAGTTTGTCAGGCAGTGGTTTTTGAAGAATAACGATAATTACTTTGGTTCCTTTTTCTGGAATCCTGCTATTTGCGTTATGCAAGCCACAGCGTGGTTTGTCCAAAGCGTTCGAGGCGCATTTCCCAATTTCCAACTTGGAACCATCTGCAAATGTGCTGAGCTTGGATGGGACGAGGATTCGGCTCACGACGCAGACTATGATGTCACAAAAACAGTAGAGCTTTATCGGTATTTAAGGGAAAACCTCTCTCAGCTGTGATATTTCGCAGATTTACTGATATATCCATTTCCTAGTGCCGAAATGTAAGAATTTGTGCCAAAACGGATACAGATTGAAAAAAATGTGAAAAAATATGAAAAAAGTGGGTTTTTATAGCATTTTGCTATTTACATTTATCCCAAACTGTGTTAGAATAATATAGTAACGGAAAATCTACCACAGATTATGAAATACCAATTCGCCCTTCTCCACAAACCAACATCAAGCCTCCGCCTTTGGGGTAACTCATGGCATCTTGATTATTTGCGGAAAATTGCGAATCGCTCTGCTGACTACGAGGTTATCTCGCTGGACAGTAAGCAGGTTATTAAATAATCCGTGTAAGTAAAAACAACAAACCACCTATTATATTATGTCACTCGAAAGAGCAAATGAAATGGTCAAGTTCCTCAAGAATCTTGACGGGAAAAGAACAGATGCCGGCAAACCCGCTGGATTCAAGGCTCGTGAAATGTACGACCACGGAATGACCTACGGGGTCACCAATATGGAGATGCTGCAAACCTTCCTTGGTAAGGAGCGTGCCATTAGCCGAGGTCGATACCTTCCTGAGGAACTTAGCGAAGAGCGGATTCAATCTGTTCCCAAAGCCAAAATTTCTAAAGTAACCCGTAAGCGAAAGGTTACCAAGAATGCAGTGGTTGCTGCTGTGCAAGCTTCCAAAAACTTTACCCCTTCTGCTCGTAATGCCGATCGGTTGGCGATGATTAAGGAAATCGCCCAGCAAAAAGAAGCTGAGGAAAGGGCTGAAACCGAAGCTGAAGAACTTGGTAATCAAGAAGAGAAAAGTTTTGAGAAAGGAGATTCCGCTGAAGAAACTTGCTTTGAGTTCGAGCAAATAGGATACACTCAGGATGACGTTGATGAAGAAGTCTCTTTGATGGATACTTACCTTTAATTAAATTATGATGCTGTCACCTATTGAAATTATACTAATATCATCTACGGTCTGTGCGACCATTGGAATCTTTCACCATCACCTTTGCCAATAACTATATTATGAAATCCAATATCCTTCTCTTTGCCTTAATTTTATTCCCTGGGATTGCTCTTTCCATTGCACCCAAGAAGCGGGACTTTGTAGACATTCAGCCTGTTAAGGTTGTAAAGAAAACCGCTTCTGAAAGGCGTGCTATTCACAAAGCCGAGCTTTATTACTATGGTCCGTTTGGAAAGATTGAATTGCCTACCGAAGGGTCTGAGCCTGAGAATACGTTGTTCCCTACCCCTTCACTTAACTGGACGGGTCGGTAATGATCTTTGTTTACAACGTCTTTTATAACGGCCATCCAATGGGTCAGGTTAAAGCGTATTCTGAAAAGGGCGCAATAGACCACGTTTACGGAAAGACTGGTGGCGCTAGTGCGTACACTGGTAAGGCTCGAAGATTGTACTCAGTAGCCAAAGTATAATTTGTTTCTTAAAATTGTATTTACATTTACTTAAAAACCTGTTAGAATATTATAATGGAATTAGGACTCTGCTGCTTGCTGCACAACAACAAGGAATACAAATTTAGGACCTACACAAGGGCGAGAATGGAAAAACTTTCCTTTCACGATGCCAGATTGAATGTACATGAAGTCCTGACTCACAACACTGTAATGTTGGGTAAGTTTTTCGATTACTGCCGAGATAATTCGATTAAATCCTATAGGCTAAGCTCAGATCTTATTCCTCATTTTAAGTATATTACTGAGCGGGGATTAATAACCGATACCGAACTTCAAGAGTTTTTATCAGCCTTTGGTTCGCACGACACAAGTAATATCTGTCTTTCTCAACACCCTGGCCAACACGTTGCATTAGGGTCAAACCGTCAAGAAGTTATTGATAATGGTATTGCTGATTTAAGGTACCACAAACTGATTCAAGACGCAGTTGGATTTAAAGAAATGAATATTCATTTAGGTGGAGCATACGGTGACAAGCCATCAGCTAAAGAAAGGTTTATTGAAAACGCAGAGGAGTTTAAGGATTACCTGACCATTGAAAATGACGAGCTAACCTACAACATTGATGACTGCCTTGAGGTATCGGAAAGAACTGGCATTCCTGTTACTTTTGATTTGCATCATCACCGCTGTCACATGTTAAAACCCGAATACAAACCGCTTCGTTCAGATCAAGAATACTTTCAAGCTGCAAAGGAAACTTGGATCGCAAGTGGAAGAAATTACATGCGTATTCATATAAGCTCACCAAGAGTTGAATATACAACTGCGGCAAAATCCAGACCACATCACGACTTTATTAACCCTGGAGATATTCCATCTTGGCTTTTAAAAGAAGCTGAAAACTTTCCAGTACACGTTGACGTAGAAGCCAAAGCCAAAGAAAAGGCCATTCAAGAACTCACAGAAGCCTTGGCTTTATAAAAGTTTGGTATAATTAGTTATATGAAATTTGGTAAAATCATAATGGATATAGAAGACGCTCTTTACGATGGTATCGAAGAGTTTAAAAAAGATTCTGCACGTCTTGATTGGCTATTAGAAAACAATAAGATTGCCTTTGATTGTGTCAGCCGTGACGACATTGATGCGGTTATGGAGCTGAGTAAATTTATTGATAACCTTAAATCAAAGACGCCTGAAAATAATTAATTATGAAAGTAAACATTGGAGATCCAACTAAAAGCAAGCAAAAGGTTCGTGTTAAAATCGACAAGCACGACACATGGAATATGGATCAAACACTTGCGTATATTGTTGTACCCATGCTGAAACAACTCGCTGACACGACTCACTCCGGCCCTCCTGTTGACATGACAGACGTTCCAAACTCTTTCCGCTGGAAGGAGGCACACGCTTACGGTGAAGGCGAAATAGATCCTCTTTACTTTGACCGCTGGTCTTGGGTATTAAATGAAATGATCTTCGCATTTGAAGCTAAGATAAATCCTTCCTTTGAGGATGAGTACTTTACAGACGATGGTTACGACGCAGCTGGAATGGAAAAGCATCAGAAAAGAGTTGCCAACGGATTCCGTCTTTTTGGAAAATACTACGAATCACTTTGGGACTAGGATATGGAAAAAGGTAAGCTGAAGATATTAACAAAGCCTGAGGAGCAGCACGTACAAATTAATTGGCTGGTTCACTTTATGTATGAAAAAGAAAGGTATGCACTTTGGTCGTCTTCTAGTTCAGAAGTACCTTGCGAATATATCATCTATCATTACGATTCCTCTCGGCGAGAAGGACTTGGCTCAGAGGTAAATTCCGACGATCCAAAGTTCGAAGAGCTATACGAATACATACACGAATACCATACAGAATTTAAACACTATAACCTTGACCCCGGCCAAGAGTTTATTATTAAAGAAGATTAAAGCATGATAAAAGTAACCGATAGAAAAGCTTTTTTTAAATACATTCGAAACATTATTGACAAAGACATTACTGACTATGAAGATATCGTCAGTCGCCGTCAACTTGAAACGTATTTAAGGATAAAGGAAAGTCATAAGATCAGACTTCTTAAAGTTGAAGAAGAAGAACCCGAAAAGGCTGTTCTGTTTTGTAACAAAGGTGTTAAGATTAACTATGACGGTCTTGTAACATGGAACACGACCACAGGTTTTTATCCAATTGACTGGTCACCGTTTAGTGGAAAAGAAGATGAATAATATTGAAATAGGATTTTTAATTGGAGTCGTTTGTATGATACCCGTTATATACTTTATTTGGACCCTGCCGCTTAAAGATTAGAACATGAAAACAGAAGAAGAAAAACTCAGTGAAAAGTTGAAAACACTACTTGGTGCGTATGTACTTGAGGTAGAGTTTATCAAGCAAAACGGAGATACACGAAAGATGTCTTGCACAACAAAGTCAGACAAGATTCCAGAAACGCATCAGCCGAAAACCGAAAATGTAACAACACTTAATGAAGGTGTGCTGCGAGTATTTGACGTTGAGGTTGAAGGATGGAGAAGCTTTCGTGTGGACTCTGTAAAATCATTTGGCCTTAAAGAAAAGGTATAACACATTGGAGTGGTAGTTCAGTTGGTTAGAACGCCGGCCTGTCACGCCGGAGGTCGCGGGTTCGAGTCCCGTCCACTCCGCCATTAAGATATAAAGGGGGATGCGTAAGCATCCCTTTTTTCGTTTAATAAATACACCAGCAATGGAATCCTACGCTATACACGCTTCTTCTCGTATTAAGTGGCAGGCAAAGCTCGCGCTAATTATAAAAGAGGGATTGGCCAAGCATGGTGTTAATGCGGTTATAACAGACAACCGAGATAAGGTTTCAGACACTTCTCTTATCTTAGGGCCCAACGTATGGAAAAAGGTTGAAGCTAAAGGTAATTACATAATGTTTAACCGAAAGTTTTTGGGTTTTAATGCTGAAGATGTACACGAAAATGTTGCGATAAGCTGGGATGGATTTAACGGCAGAGGAACCTTTTGTGTTTCAGACCTTGATGAAAATAGGTTAGCACGTTATGTAAAAGACGAAGAGATTCTTGACTATAAGGAAAACATGGGTGGTATTAATTTGTTATGTGAGCAGCATGATCTTGGTCGTTCTACTTCTTGGAAAAACATCAATGAATTTTACGATTATATTTACACGCAGTATAGGAATGTTGCTGTTAGAAAAAAGATTAGT